TAAATTATAAGGTACAGGATTGTATTGATAATACTGTTTACTTGCGTCTGTAGTATTTACGTTTTTAAATTTACCTACTCTTTGTAATTTACGAGATGAGTCATAAGATAAACCAGCAATTTCAAAACCCATACGAGGTAATGACATTGCCATTTCTCTTTGATCTAAATTAGGTTGTTGTTCTAGTCTTGTTAAAAACTTTTCTTTAGGCGAATATGATAGAGGGACTTTTAATCTTTGTACTGTACTACCATTACCATCTTTTCTTACAATAACAATGTTATTGAATATTGTACCAAATGATACAACAATCTTTCTTAATGATTCGTGGTAAAATTGTTTTCCAAACATTATGTTTCGTCAACCTCTCCGAAAGGGTTTCTTTCTGTAAAGTCTAGTATATCATCGCCTGTACTAGCAGTATCAAACCCAGCGTCAGCATTGTACGTGGCATTGTCAGCGTAATCTCTTGTTTGTGTTGCAAGATTTATATCTACGTGTGTTTCTGCCAATAAGAAATTTATAGTGTTTATTGTAGTATCAGAATCTTCTAACATAATACCACCACCATCTTCTAATGTTAATTGATGTTGTAATTGATCTATAGATAATCTATCTTCAGCAACATCAATTTCTGATCTGCCTGTATCAATCTTCTCACTAGAATATTCAAATCTAGTTGTTCTTAATTTATAGACAGGTAAGTTACCTAATTGAAAGAATGGTTCCTGATCTTCTACGAATTGTATCTCAAAAAAACTATTCATCAAAGGCACATAAATTAAATCACCTTCGTTAGGTCTACCATCTACTATACTATTTGCTTTGTTATCAACTTGATTTTGCCATCTTCTTTTTGCAATGACAAATGTTGTATCTTCTCTAATTTCTAAACCAAATTTAGATACTAATTCTTGTTCGCCACCAAAACCTTCAGCAGTTTCCATATACATCTCAAGCATATATGACTGGTCAAATTTAGATAGAGTATCTTCTCCTAAAACTAAATCTTTGTTGACTAATGTTCTTGGTAAGTAGAAATTATCTAGGCCGTACATTCTTAGGCCTTCTATGATTAAATCTTCGTGTAATCTCTTTTCTGCTGAGTTACCAATTCCATTGCCGCCTTGAAAGTGATGATTGACTGGCATGGCATTATCCTATCATGTAAGTTACAGGCGTTTCGTATGTGCCTCTTATTTCTTCTTCTAATTTTTGTATATCTTGTAGTGCTTCTGAAAATATTTGTTGACCGTTAAGTGTAACACCACCTAACATTGCAACACCATTAAATTTAGATAAGTTAGAACCCCATTGTTTTTTAAGTAATGCTGTAACATATCTTTTTAAGTATATGTCGTTATATACATCGGTCATAACAGTTGGGTCTAGTTTTCTAAAACACTCAATTACAAGATACTCGCCAACAGTTATATCTGTTTTCCAATCCATATCTACAAAGAGTTTATTATTATACTGATTAAATCTAATAGGTTTTTCACCTACTAATATATGATCTAACATATCTAAATTTTTCATTACCATTTCATAATGAATAACTGAAGAAGATGAAAAATCATATAGATCATTCAATCTTAATTGGTATCTAACATCAAACATATTCTGATTACCTCTATTTGATAAAGGGAATATTCTTGTAACTGCTAGTACAGCTTCAGGTACAACGATAAAGTTATTTTGTTCAGACCATGCAGTAGTAACTGAATTTTTAGTAACACTTGAAGCAGTATCACCTGAAGGCGATTTAATTCTATCTACGTCTGCTTGAGTTACTTTGTATTTAAGGTATGTTCTTTCAACGCCATCATAGTGATATTGAGCAAAGTATTGTAACGCTTCATCTAATCTATCTTCAGCCTGATCGTCATCTACGTTGATTTCAATTACAGGTTTCCCTAGTGTTCTTAAAGCGTACTGTTTTAATTGTTCTCTTGTTGCTGGGTTGGCCATATTAATCCTTTATTACTATTTATACGATTATTAGGCGTTGCGAAGACGCAATTATGGTGTGTCTAAAAATCGGTTTAGATTAATTGATTATTAACTTGCAGAACCAACAATTGTCTTAACAGCAGATCCAGATGAATCATTAATTACTAATGTTACAGCACTAGCAAAGTGTGAAGATGTAATGCCTGAAATCGTATTGTTTCCAGCCACAATTGTTTTGTTTGTCAAAGTTTGTGAAGCAGTCAGTAACGCAATAGCACTTGTGTTAGACAAGTCAGTTGAAGCGATTGTAATATTCGCACTACCATCAAACGATTGTCCTGCAATTGTTCTAGCGTTTGCAAGAGCAGTTGCTGTAGAAGCGTTTCCTGTTACAGCACCTTCAACGTTTGCAACTAAAGTACCTGTTGCAACTGTTAAGTTACCTGTTGCGTCATTTGTAGCAGTTGTAGTACCAACTACGAACTTATCAGCACTTTCATCCCAAGCTATAATAGCATTGTCACCAGTACTTCCTCTTTCAATTAGAATACCAGAGTCATTTGCATTTGAACCAGCACCAGAGTTTAACTCTAGTAGGTTATCTGAAATGGTTGTGTTTGTTGTTGCGACTGTAGTTGTTGTACCATTAACTGTTAAATTACCACTTAATGTTAAGTTAGCAAACTGTACGTTAGAAGCCTGAGCTAATGCTTGGTCTGTATCAGATAAATCTGTAGCAGCAATTGTAATATTAGCACTACCATCAAATGATTTTCCTGCAATTGTTCTAGCAGTTGCTAAAGTAGTTGCGTCAGCAGCAAGTGTTGCTGTAGCAGCATTACCTGTACAAGATCCTGAACTTCCTGATGTGTTACCAGTTACGTTACCTGTGATATTACCAGTAAATGTACCAGCGATTGCACCAGTACCTGTAATCGTAGGACTTGTTAAAGTCTTATTAGTTAACGTTTGCGTTGCAGCTAATCCAACAAAACTTTCAGATTGTAGAGCAGTGTTAAATTCTGATAAACTACCTGTTACTGTGTTACTTGCCAAATCAATTGTTTTGTTTGTCAATGTAGATGTGTGAGCATCCATAGTGACTTGATCGTTGCCAGTTAACAATGGAAGAGTTACTGTTCTGTCAGCAGTCAATTCACTTACAGCGATCACATATTGGTGATCAGCTGATGAGTCATTGATTTGAGGTGTTGTAAGTACAGGACTTGTTAAAGTCTTGTTAGTTAAAGTTTGTGAACCTGTTAATGTCGTTACAGTACTGTCAATAGCAAGTGTTGCAGTATTACCTGAAGCACTTGAGTCTATTCCAGTACCACCAGCGATTGTCAATGTTTCTGAATCTAAATCAATAGCAATTGTTCCAGAGTCAGTAGTTAAATCTAAATCCTCTGCTGTAATTTGAGCGTCAACATATGCTTTAATAGATTGTTGAGTTGCAAGTTGCGTAGCACTATCTGAAGCCATATTGTCTTCATCTAGTATAGCAGAACCTGAAACTGCTGTATTTAATACAGCACTTGTTAATGTTTTGTTTGTAAGTGTATCAGTAGTATCTTGTAATACTATTGTACCTGTTGCGTTAGGTAATGATATTGTTCTATCACCAGTAGGATCAACTGTTGTTAATGTAGTTTCGTGTGCGTCATCTGTTGCACCTTCAAATACAAAAGCATTTTGAATACTGATTGTAGTTGAGTCTACAGTTGTTGTTGTTCCTGAAACTGTTAAGTTTCCTGATACTGTAAGATTGTCGTCAATCGTTACTGTACCACCAGCTGAATCTATTGTAAGATTTCCTGTTGACGTATCTATTTCGCCTGCAGCCGTCTTACCTAACTGAATATTTCCTTGTAAGTTACCAACAGTACCGGCACCACCTGCAGTAGAACCATCGTGTAGTAACACTTTGTTTAGAGTAGTATCTACTGTAATTTCGCCAGACGCACCTGTGTAGGCAGCGTTCTCGGCAGTAGTACCTCTTCTTAATTGTAAAATTGTTGGCATTGTTAATCTCTCCCTTTTTGTAACAAACTAACTGTATTATTTATAATAATAAGTTATTTTACTCCCTATTTTT